TACTAGTTTTGTTGTATTTACAGTACCTGTTAGTATAGTATCGATTCTTCCATTTATTGTATTGATATTAGAATCTAACTGTTTTTGCATATTTTTGTTTTCTTCGATTACTCCTGCAACAGACTCAGGATGCCCAGTCGCATCTTTATAACATTGCTCAATGCTGTCGTGGATGCTTTGCCTTACATCTCGTCCGAGCTTCTTGTGTAACAAATTATCCAGTAATTCCTGTATTTTCGTCATTATTGCTTACCTCCTGCATCTGAATTGTCTTAACTGTTCCTGTTTTATCACAAAAATAAAGAACTCCATTCTCAACATATAATTTTCCATCTGATTCTTCTGGATAATTATCTGTAGAATGAAATTCTATTGTTTTCCCAATATTCATTTCTCCCGATTCTGAAATATAAGGGACGTTTCCATACTTATTACCTACTGTTCTATTTCCAATGCTTTCTTTTATTTCTTCTGCTGTTTTTGTTGCATTTTTTGCTGCATCAGCTGCAGCTGTTGCGTTTTTCTCTGCAACTGCTGCCTTTGCTACTACTCCGTTTGCTGTCGCTTCGACATTTTTTATCCCACTATTGTACGTGTTTTGATTTTCTACTAACGTTTTCAACGTTGATCCCAATGTTACCTTGCAATCATCCACCACCTTTAAATTCTTACTTATCTTACTTACCTGCATGTATGAATTTATTCCATGTGGCTTCGATATAACTGGAATCTTGTCTCCTATATCTATTTTCTTAACATCGTATCCCAGATCTTTTAAATCTATTGCTGTTAATTCTATTGTGATCGACAAATTGACCAGATCCTTTATATCTTCTTTTGCCTTTTCCAATAACTGCAATGGACTTTCTAAATCTGAATATGACACTGTTCCAAAGATTTTTCCAAAATTTTCGACCGCTACCTGATCATAAATATAATCCACATCATTGTTTACACTTGCAATCGTTATTGGTTTTCCTGTTGCACTATTTGTAGCTCCAAGTGGGATAATACATGTTTTTATATCATCCGCTTTTATATATTGTGTAATGTCTAATATGTTTTTGCCAAACGAAACGGGCTGTCCTTCTGCATCATCATATTCTTGTAAATAATCTATGTAATATCCATCTTCTTCTTTTCTTGTTCTGATATATCCGGCATATACATTTATTAATTTTTCGGCAATCGCTGTTCTTGTATCTTTATAATCACTTTCATCATATCGCGTCTTATCTCCAGTTACTGTTATCTTTCCAATTTTAAATTGTTTTTCTTCTTCCACCTGCCCATTGTGATTTTCAATATATAGCCTAAAGAGTTGCTCTGGTGTATATTCTCCTTTGTATGGACGTTGGACAGAATCGAGTAAATATGCCATATTTCCTTCACATGTTATTGTTTTCTCTCCTTCAAAATCAATCTCTTCATTTAACACACGAGAACAAAATATCTCTTTCTCATTCCCTTGTGTATCAAAATCTATTATTTTGATCACTGTTTTTAATTTTTTAAATGAATCATAAAACTGATTATCTGAATAGATTACAAATGAGAATGATCCATTTTTATTTAGCTCTGTATCAAGCTTAGGATCAGCGATCTGCCGTGTTTTATCCCATGGATGATACAAATATTTATCTCCAATTTTAACTTTATACATGCTACAAGCTACCTCCACGATAATCTACCGAAACTATTCCATTTCCTTTGAATACAAGAACATTATCTCCTTCTCCTAATAGCAGATCTGGAGACTGACTTTTTCCTTTTAGCAGATTATACGTTGTGCCATTATAACTTACTGTCATTTCTTCGCTGCAATCAAAGACCGGTATCACTCTCATTGCTCTTCCTAGTATAACGAGCTCTAACGTTCCATTTACCTGTAGATTTCCATATTCTCTTATGATTCCTGTTTCAAAATTAAATTCATCCCATAACCAATCCTCTAATGATGAATTTAGTTCTAACTTATAAGGATCACGATTTATTGTAATCTCAACGCTACTGTAGTGCTTATTTATCTTTTCTGTACTAACAGAAATTCTACCTTCATAGTAAAATGAATCATTTCCAAGCACCACTTTCATACGTTTGCCATGCAGCTTATTTTGCAACTCACTTGCACGTGCTAACCATAGATCATAACTGCCATCTTTAAAATCAAATGTCAGTTTCATACTTGCATTTTTATACACTGGAAACCCTGTAAGGACATCCGTAAGATCTAAGTCTCCGTTACGCCCTGGTATTTCCTTAAATTTCTCATCTACTTCGGCAGATCCTGGATCAATTGATAACGCCTGTAATCCAAAATCTTCATACATACTGTAATCGCCTATTTTTACATCGAACATTATCAATTTCTCCTTTCTGCTCTTGTCTGTTCTTCTCCAAGATTTCTGTTCACGTATGGTGTTATTTGCTTTCCAACAGTCTTTCCGTCAAGATCAACAGTTGTATGAATCTCTGCGTTCACTTCAACTGGTTTATTATCCTGCACGATCACAACAGGTTTGTTCCCTCCTGGTCCGTTATAATTTGGTGTATCCGGCTTTGGATATTCTACAGATTCTACTTTTTTACGCATTGCTGCAATTGATACATCTATATATTTTTCTATTTTTGTTGTTGCTTCTGGCATGTACTTAGTAAACGCTGCTGCAAGTCCTAAAGGCATGTATTTACCAACCTTATCTCTAGCAACTCTTGATGGAGAGTTAATCTTTAATTTCTTTCTCATACTTTTTATAAGCTGATCACACATAGAATTTACAGCTTTGGTCATTCCTTTTGTCTGGGACTTCATCCCTGAAATGAACCCTTTCATCGTATTCTGACCAATCTGATTTATTTTTTTACTCAGATCATTTAGTCTTCCTGTCAGTTCAGTCTCATAAGTGTTCTCCAAATTATTAAGATCACTTTGAAAGAAATCATTTCCAAAAGATTCTGACCCGTTGTAAATCTCATTCCATTTATTTATGTAGTCTTGATATTTATCCGGATCAAGTGACTGCAAATATTCCATATAATCATTTGCACTTGCGACATCCATTCCAAGAATCTGCTGCATAAGAGTATCTGGGATTTTACCTTTTAATGCTTTGATGCGATTCTGATAATTTTTGATCGCTTCTAAATCTCCATCCAGATCATATAATGATCCTGTACTTCTCAGTTTTGAGATCATGTCACTTCTTTGCTGGATCAATGAGTTATATTTTTCCTGATAAGCCGCAGATAACTCTTCTATCTCTTTTTCTGCTTGCGAAATGATCTGCTGCCCTTGCTGTTTAACTGCATTACTATAAGCTGTGATCATAGATTTTCCAAGCTGTGAATACGTATCTGCCACTGCTTTTTTCTTATCTCTAACTTGTTTTAACTGCTTTTCTAAAGATTTTGTGCTTTTTTTCTCTTTTTTAGCTTTCTTGATCTTTTTGTTTAGATCTTTTATTTTTTTATCATATTGATCCGTGTCCTTATTCTTTCCAGATTTGATCTCCTTGTTGATCAGATTCTTTCCAGATGTTGTTGCCTTTGAAACTTGAGTATCTATTGCAGACGACAAACCGTCTGTAAATGTCTTTCCAATGTCTTCAAAGTTTCCCTTTTTGCTTGCGTTTTTTGCAGATGATACCGCTGTGTTACACAAGCTTTCCATCGTCTTTTTAAGATTCTTTTGCTCTGTATCAATTCCGGCTATAATACCAGTTACAATATGTTTTCCAACTTCTTTTTTGAATACTCTGGAAGGCGATTTGATTCCTAATGCTTTCTTAGCCGCCTTTAAGGCACTACTTGCAAGTCCTTGCATTTTGCTTAACAAAGATCCAGCCATCGCACCAACACCGCCAATGATACCTTTTACGATGTTTGATCCAACACTTCCCCAGTTAATTCCTTTGAATGCACTTACGGCTTTTGTTCCCAGACTCTTAGCAGCACTTCCCATTCTGCCTAATAAACTAAGTAGTCCAGATATAAGTTTTGATATAACAGTCTTTCCTAAGCTAAGCCAATTTACATTAGATATTGTTGTAAAAATCTTCTGTCCGATTGATCGTGCAACACTTCCTGCACTTCCGCCCATTCCTCTAATTCCAGAAACTAACTTCTGAATCAGCATTTTGCCAAGATTTACCCAATCGGTTTTTACCAACTGATTCCAGATAAACTTAACTATGTTCTGTGCGGCTGATATTACACTGCCCCCTGAACTTTTTAAGCCACTTGCTAACGTTTTTATGATATTAGCTCCTGCACTAAGCAAGTTAATATGCATAAATACATTGTAAATAGCAAGTACGATCTGCGGTAAAGCAGCAATCAACTGCGGAATAGCCTGAACAATTCCAATAACAAGATTTGCAATGATTTTTACACCTGCGGCAATTAATTGCAGCAATCCTGTGTCTATTGCAGCACAGAATGAATTGATGATCTGTGGCACATACTCAATCAATAAAGGGATCGAATTGATCAGTCCTTGTGCTAATGAAGTGATCATCTTGATTCCAACAGTGATCAATTGTGGCAATGCAGAGATCAAGCCAAGGGCAAATTGAGCTAATGCTTCAATTGCTTTAGGTATGAGTTCTGGTGCTGCTTGTGATATTGCGTTTCCTATCTGCGTTATGATCTGCACTCCATAACTGATCATCTGTGGTAATGCCTGCATGATTCCAGACCCAAGTGCAAGTATTGCCGTTCCTGCTGCAGTAATAAGTTGAGGTGATGCAGAGCTTATTGAACCTGCCAACGACATAATAACCTGACCACCTACAGATAAGAAATCAGGTATCCCTTCTGTTATACCTAAGAGAATGCTGGTGATCATTTCGGCTCCAACCTGAACACCTTGTTGCATCTCACTTTTCATATCATCCCATAATGTACTAAAAAGTTCCGGGATTGTAGCTGCCAAACGTGGAATGATCTCTCCAAGATTCTTTCCGATGTTCTCCATCATTACTGCTATGGAATCTGCAAGTTCTTCCGCTGATCCTGAACCATTTAAGAAATTATCATATGCAGCCTTTGCACTGTTCATTGATCCCTCGATCGTTGTTGCTGCTTCCTTAGATGTCGTTCCTGTAATACCTAACTCTTTTTGAATGATATGGATCGCATTATATACATCTGCAAGATTGTTGATATCATACTTAACACCTGATATCTTGGATGCATCCGCAAGCAATCTCTCCATTTCTGTCTTGGTTCCGCCATATCCAAGTTTTAAGTTATCCAACATTGTATAGTTCTGCTTCGCAAATCCCTGATAAGCGTTTTGGATATCCACCATATTGGTTCCCATCTTATTCGCATTATCAGACATATCAATCATAGCCATATCAGCTACTTTTGCCGCTTTATCAGTATTCTTTGCACAGCTCTGTAATAACGATGCAGAGAAACTTGTTACATTCTGCATATACTCATTTGCGGACATTCCAGCAGTCTTATAAGCTTTGTTTGCATTAGCTATGACTGTTTTAGAACTTTTCTTAAATAAAGTCTCAACACCACCAACATTCTGTTCTAGTTTTGATACAGAATCTAATGATTGTTTTGTCATAGCACCCAAGGCAGCACCCACACCAGCAACTGCTCCTGCTGTTATAGCAAGACCTTTCTTTGCAGCACTGCTTATCTTTGACACTCCGGCATTAAATCCGGATTCGTCAATTTTTGTATCAAATTTTAAAGAGCCATCGTAACCCATGTATATTCTCCTTTCGAATATGCACGGCTCAATGGCTCACTTATGCACTAATTTTTAATTTTTATTTCTACCTCGTTCCCACATTTCTTACACTTCAAGAACACATTATTGCTTTGAGCTGTGTTGTCATAGATCAGTAAGTGTGCACCGCAATGTGGGCATGAGTACCATTTTCTTTCAAATGGGATCTCTTTCATCTTCATAATCATTAAAACATCATATTTCCAAAAGCATCTCCAATCTCCTCACTTGTGACCTCATAGTCAATGATCGCTATCTGCTTTTGAATCTTCCTGATCCTTTCTCTTTCTTCTTTATCTTTTATCTGGTTAAGATCAATACTTCTATAACCCATTCTTTTCTTTAGCTCACAATCTTCATTCATGCCATCGATCAGCATCTGAAACTTCCACCAGTGCATATATGGTATTTCTGTCAGATCGATACCATAACACTCCAAAAATCCGGATATGATATATGGTGCATCCTGATTGTATGAGATCACTTGGTTATGTTTCGTATCTTCTTCGTTGTTATCTTCTTCTCCCTCTGATACCTTAGTTTCCTTGTAATTTATTACAAAATCCGTCAATGCCTGCAAACATCCCTCAAAGTCAGGGCCGGGATCATCAAGAAACCAACATGCAAGCAATTGCTTCTTCTCTGCTTCCCCAACATCTTCATCCTTCAGCAGATCCATGAGTTTTATATACTCACGAAAATCTGTTACAATTCTGACCTTCTTTTCATTTACAATCACATAATCAGGGAGCGGCTCATATAAGGGATTCATCGGTTTTTACCACCATTATATGTGTTAAAATTCTTTTTCCTTTTCTTCCTTCTCTGTTCCCTGTTCTGATCTCTGTTTGGCATATATTTACCGCTTAACTGTAATCTTCTTGCATTTGCTTTTTTAACGGCTACCTGCATAAATCCAATGAACGAATCCCAAACTTCATCACAGTTTCTCATATTTTTCTTTCCACTAAAGATTTTTTCTCCTGTACCTTCTCCGAAAATACGATCAAATGCATTGTAATAAATCTCGCAGTATCTCTTGATAAATTCTGGCATTTTTCCTGTCTTATCAATGTTTTTTCCATCTTCATCCATCTGTTCAAATGCTTTCATTGTTTTTTCAAATACGTCTGCATCTTCAAGATCTAACTCTAATTCAAGACCATTGATCTTCCAAATTCTTTCGTTCTTATTCTGGCTCATGGCTCAATCTCCTTTTTATTTTCAATATCTTCTTCTGCTGCCTGTTCAATGTCGACAGCTACATTAGGGTGTAGCTGTCTCACTGAATGTACAAGTCTTTCCGTCTGCGGATACTTTCGCATATCCCTTTACAATATCGTCCTTCACAGAAAAACTTCCTGAATACTGTAATGCATCTGTTCCATCTCCAGAACTGTCTGGAAGAATGGAATATGTTCTCTTTCGTGCTACAAACTCATCATCTTTCGTTGTTTCTCCCTTATCGAACAAATCAACCACAACGATATCTCTCATTTCTCCGGTCAGTTCATCATCCTGAACTTTTGCAAGATCCGCAAGAACTGGATCATTTTTATGATGATCGAATCCATATTCTAAAGTTGTTCCGTATCCTGTTACGTCAGAATCCTGACTGTCTTTGTCCACGTACTGTCTTTCGTATGTGATCGGGTTCTTTCCATCTGTTAACGTTGTAAAGTGTTCCATTCTGTTGTACGTTGTAACTTCACCATCACTAACTGGAACACCATAGAACGCAACCCTCTGGCTACGTCTTACTAATTTAGCCTTTTCCATTTGTTTTATACCTCCTGTATATAAAGAAGGCGGCATTCTATACGATACTGGGCATGTTCACCCTCTGCATCATACAGATAGCCGCTGTTTAGTGTTTGTAATTCATATGGATGCTGTTTCTCATTTTTGAGTTCCGGCATCTCTCCTTTATCTGTCTGCTGTTCCATCCATTCTTCAAATGCCTGATAGAATCCGCTGTTTTCAATATTGATCCTTGCATCTTCGTCATACTGCTCCTTGCTGGTAAAAGCAAATTGAAACTGTTTCTTTTTTCCCCCATCAACGTATTTTTGCAGTACCGGATCGCACGGAAGCGGATCAACAGAATAGCTCATATCTTCCGACAAGTGATCCACGTTTACCCTGTAGTCATCCAGGAACGGACAGGTTAATATGAACGTTCGGATGGAATCAATAATATTAGCCTCCTGCATATTTCTGTGCCCCTTTCAAGATGCTGTCTCTATGTCGGTTCTTCATGCGTTCAAACCAACGTGACTTTTCTTTATGCTCATAATACTGTCTGCGTGCATATGGCGTGATCTGGTTGATCTCTCCTGATCCGATCACTGTTCCCAGTGTCGCAGACTTGATCAAAGCACCTGACAGCCTCGGTGTCTCCGGATTCATCCTTCTGATACATTCTGAATCGACAAACTCCTGGGCTTCTCCAAAGCTTGCACTCTTTTGTCCAGAAAATCCATGATTCCATTCCATCTTAGCTGTCACGGATCCATTTGCTGTTTTTACTGTATAAATACTGCCTCTTGGTGTTTTGATCACAATATTTCTTTTTTGTGCCATTTACACACCACCTACCTTTATGTGTGGATTTGCACCAAATGTGTTATAATTTGCAGATGTGACTTTGCAGCATTCTGTTCCTTTCAGGTCCTTAACTGTTGCCATATCAATATCACAGATTCCTTTTACAAGATAATCATCTTTTTTTATATTTATCGTAGTATCAGGTATTCTGATCACAAACGTGTCAGCTCTTTTCAATCCTTCGGATGTAATTGCAGAAGATTCTGCTTCATTCCACCATGCATCCTTGACATATGTTCTTTCCCAGATGTCTGATCGTTTTTCGCTATCATATTGACGGCTATAAACTGTTACAGCACTGTTTGTTATCATCACAACACCTCACTTTTCTTGACAGCCATCCTGTTGGCAATAAATACATTTTTACTGCTTCATATGCTTTTTTCTGCATCAACTCTTCCAATGTCTGACCATCTGTCTGTTCGTTCACATAAGTAACGCTATAACCATCGGTTGATTCAGATTTAATTTGCATACCATTATTAGATTCCTGTTTCCTTCTGTAAGATGCATATACCTCTGCACCTGCACATACAGCATCTCTTATCATATCAAGATCTGATGCAAAGATATCTCCACGGATGTAGGTCAGATTGCGAATATACGCTTCTGACCATCGTTCCGCTTTGATAAATTCTTCTTCCGGAAGTGATCCAGCATACTGTTCTTTGTAATATGAATACGTTACGTACATAGATCACACCTTCTTTCTTTTATTCTCCTACTTTCAGGATTGAGAATGGACATCTCTTTGTTTTATCAGTTTTCAGAGCATTGATCGGATTTGGAATTTCCCATCCTAATCTCATAACTGCACGAAGTGCCACCATGTCATTCTGCATTAAGTTATATGCAATCGTTCCATCTGTATTCTGCACAACACCTTCTGTGAAGAGTTTGAACGTGATATCCTGGCGAATTGAATAAACCAGCTGACTAAAATCTCCAGAAATCATTAATGCCTTCGATTTATCAAAAGCTCCATTGTTTGGGAAATTCATTGGAGATCCATCTAAGCTGTAAGATGTTGCGCCCTGCATATCAGATTTAAAAATTGGATTTCCATCTGCATCTTTTAATCCTCTTAATTTTGCCCGCATAGAGATATCAGCCATATGACCGTTTACAAAATATCCACTGTCTTCAACTTTGGCGATCACACCTTCTTCTGCCATGATCTTATCATACAAATTATCACTTGCTCCAAGTGTTACAACAGATTGCGCTTTTGTTGCTGTTGTAACTACTCCATCTCTCCATGTCGATGGCTTGTCCACATCGAATAAGATTGCACCATCAATCACTTTACCGAAAGCTTCTGTAACTCTTGGTTTAACTTCTGCCCAGATATCATATTCCGCATCATCTAACACAGCTTCTGGAATCGGTACGATCACTGCAATCTCTTCTGCTGTGATAAATTTCTTATCCCATGCCTGTTTGGTAGTTTTCTTCTGCCCAGTATCACCATTTACAAAATAAGCGATTGGCAGCATATCCAGTACTGGCATTTTGTACTGTCTGCTTGTCATATTAGCTAATTTACGCCCTCTTGAAAGCACTGCTGACTGCGTAATTGTTCCCTGAATAATCTCATTCGCTTCCTGTGTAGGAATTAACGACTCTGCTCCACTACGATCGATCACATTTGCATCTGTATCGAATAATCTTAAGTTCATTCGTCTCTTAAACATTTCATACCTCCATTATCTTCTAGCTGCAGATCGAATTGCATCATTGATCGTAGCATTTACATTTTCCACGGATCCGTTTGATGTATTCCCTGTTGATGTTGAAACTCGATACCCTGATCCTGATGTGAATCTTGGATTCTCTTTCAAATATTTATCTGCTGCCTTTTCAAAACTTGTTTTTTCATCTGTCATTTTGGAAACTTTGTATAACACATAGTCAAGATCATCCGCTTTTACTCCCTTTGCAGTTAAAAGCTTCTCATTTTTCATCTGCTGTACTTCATTTCTTGCATCTGCAAGATCCTGCTGCATCTGAGTTACATTTGGCTGATTCTTTTTCTGCTGTGCTTTATAATCAGCAATTGCCTGTGTAACCTGGTCCTCTGACATGCCCTGTTGCTGAAAATATGATTTTAAAGCTGATCTTTCTGCACGTTCTGCTCTCGCTTGTGCAATCTCTTCTGCCTGTGCATAACTAAATGTTGCCTGATTTCCTGTTTCTCCGGCATTTCCCTGGTTGCCGTTACCATTCCCGGCATTATTTCCGCCCTGTCCATTAGAGCCAGCTCCTGTGCCGTCCTCAAAAAGCTGTAAATACATTCTTTTTCTCATGTTTTCCCTCCATATATGAGTGTTATTACCAATGCTTTTTATGTCTTCATGTTTTGGACATAATAAAAACACCCTTTCGGATGCTTAAATAAATTGTATGCAGTTATATTCCTGATTGATATCAGCAATTCCCAAAAACCATGAATCTACTAATAATTTCCCTTTATCGGATAATTCTCGCCATTTGATCATAGTAAGACCACTATGTGCTTCTGATTCAATCTTATCATCTGTTAGATCGTTCATTGAATTAATCAAATTACATGTCAATGCTGATACAGCTGTACATGCTCTATCAATTCCATCATTCTCTTTTCTACAAGCATGACCTTTCATTTCTATCCCATCTTGTCTTATGCTTATAGTTATCACAACATCACTTCCTTTTCTGTCCGGTCGTTCCCTGCCGGTGGGAGATTTATTGGATCACCTCCTACTGTTTGTGCGTAACCTTAACTCCCCATTCGGGTAGGAAGTTGATTTCATAATGATATTTGTCTACATCTGCTCCAGATACATCTTCTACAACATACATTGTATAATCGTTTAGATATACCAGATCTTTACGATATTTCCCCTTTGCTGTTTCAATAATAACTTCCAATTCGTTATCATCATTATTCTGTAACGCAAAGGTTCCTGTAAGTTCTAATAAGACTGTATCTGTTCTTGCATTGATCACTGTCAATTTTCTTGTAACATTGAAATTATCTGCTTCCTGCGATACATTTCTTGATACCTTTGATGATTCAGAGCAACCAGTAAAAACAAACATACATGCAACTGCTGCCAATAGCACTAATAACATTTTCTTCTTCATCCTGTATTCCCTCCTTTCTTAAAAATCTGTATAAAAATACCACCAACGATTTCATTGGTGGTTAATTGGTTTGAATATAAATATCATCCCTGATCTTTTCAATCATAATTGATTTTGGTGTTGCATTATAATCTTTGTCCATCCAAGCTACAGATTCATCATCAAGATAATCCATAAAATCAATATATGGCTCCTCATCAACTTCAAATCTCCCTTCTGTTTCTGTTGATAAAATCTTTTGAATTAAATCATTTTTGGGATAGTGCTTTTTTAAAAACTGAATCTGCTCATTGCTTAACTCAAATTTTACCTTTTCCATTTAATGCTCCTTCCTAAATCTTGCTTCTGTTGGATTACATTGAATTAACTCTCCGGTATCTGGATTAAGTGTAACTGTACCCAGTCTTCCTATGTACTTCTTACTCTTTCTTCCTTCTTGATCGACTTTTTCTATCATTTTAATTGGATGTTCAAGTGCATCTGTGATCGCATCAATAGAAACTCCTGATCGTATCTTCTTCGTCTTTGGATCCGACATTGTTCCAACCACACGTTCTATAAGATGCTTTCTCTGTCCAGTAATCTTAATTCCATCGAATGACCTTCTACCTACAATTTCTCTATTGACCTTATTATAAAGAGCAACATAATTTTTAAAATCGGATAGCGGTGAGATCATACCACTTTTGATAGAATTCGTATAATCTTGAAACAATTCAAATCTCTTACTGTCATTATATTTCATTTGTCCAAACTTAACAAGTGATGGTGCATTATCTCCTAAGATATCTTTATAATGCTTATACTGTCTCACATCCATTGATGCATTTTTTATCATCTCCGGAGGAAATAATGCATTTTGTTTTTTGCTGTTTGTTGCAACCTTTCCCTGCATATCTAAATAAATACGTTCTCTTTCCTTCCTAAGTTTCATTCTCTTGGAAAATCTCGTGTATTCATTTAGCTGTGCCTGGTACTTTGCTTTGTGCAGCATGATTTCTTGTCTGTCAGCTTTTCCTTTTTCAAGCGCTCTTACCTTTTCTCTTTGAGCTCTCATTGCTGTTTCCATATGCCGCTGCCGTTGTTTTGCTTCATAGACAGTATATTGTTTACCATCAAATTCTTTCGGCTCATTCTCTTCTTGATTCTTTTCTTCCAGCCATTGATCTGTCCAATTGCGTTCCGATATTCCTGGGAAGAACGGATAATACTCATGATAACAATTCGCACCTAGCAATCCTGTTACTGTTCCAAGTCCACAAACTGATACAAGTTGTTCTTTTGTCCAAACTTTTCCCTGCCACACCGCATGCGTAGGACGTGCTCCTGCATGCCATGCTACTTCAAAAAAGTCTGTTCCTAACTTCTTTGCATTGTAGTCTGTAATCTTCCCTGTAATCTGTGACAGCCCTGTCATAACTGCACGTCTTGCTGCAACGTCTACCCTGTTATGCCGTCCAGATGCATAATCTATCGTTCTTAATCCGCTGTTGGTCAGCTGTGTGATTGTTCGCCTCAATACGCTACCATAATCAAATGCTCCTGATACGATATCATAACACGCATTATCCAGGTACTTTGTATAGACCTGTGATAGTGGAGTTAAGATCTTTTGTCCTCTTTGATCTATGTAAAATCCCAATGACCTTGTTACATTTTCCAAGTCTTCCACGCCTTGCTGTGTAATTGCTTCAATCATTTGCAATAGGTGATTGTTCTCCTTAAATGGAATGTACTCTGCATTGATCTGCTCATAGATGTCTTTGTTTCTGACATACTCCCAATTGATCACGTTATCATACAGCTCAAACATTTCTGGATACGATTTATTCAGCGTTTCTTTTAGCATTTTCTCAATATCTTCCGTTGAATATCCTATGATCCTTAATCTGTTAATCTGCCAATCTGCTGTACTTGTTATCTCTCCAGTTTTTTTGATCCTTCGTACAATGTCCTGAATGATCCGTTCTTCCAAACTTATATAATTTGCCGCTATCTCGTTGGCCATCTGATTTTTATATTCATTTCTCATTTACTCCATCACCATTACTTGATTTTGTTCTGGAAGATTTTCTCTTGCCTGCTCAATTGTTTCTCCATACCATTTTGCTCTATATTCCTCTGGCCGCATGATTCCAGCACTTACGTCCTGCATATCTTGTTTACGTTCAGTTTCCTTATCTTCAATAATCGAATCATCAAAATCAATCGTAATATCAGAATCCGGATTCAACTGTTCTCCAATTACAATGCCCAATCTAATAATGATCCTGATTAATTCTTTCAATGCATCTTCTAAGATAATCTCATGCTTTTTAATCATTCGATACATATCAGAGTTTTCAGATATAATCTCCGTTGCTGTTTTTACTCCGGATGAATCAAACTTATATCTTTTAGGTCCAAACCCACATTTTAATGACAAATAATTTAAATCATCATTAATAGCTTTGCTGTGTTCCTCTGTCCTAAGATTCATATCAACATCTTTGATCAGTCCTTCTTGACTCTTATCATAATCTTCCGGCAAACTATAAAATATTCCATCATCCGGATCAAAAGCTGGTGTCCCATCAATGTTATATAGCAATTCTGGAGCAACAAAGATTCTTTTTCTACCAAGTAGGAACTCATTGTAATAAGAATCATATTCTGTATCTAGTTTTTTCAATACGTCAATTGCATTTGCAAATATAGCAATTCCCATCGGATTGTTCGCATCTGCATTATTTGTTATGTTTAGGCGATCAATTACAAATTGCGGTTCTAAACTTCCTGTATTTGTCTTCTTTACCATATTCATAAATGGTTTTAATTGTCTCCATTCTTCTTCTTTCAGTTCTGTACCTTCCTGACTTCCACTCATACTTCTTAAAACAGTATTTTCTATGACGTATTCATCACCCTCAATCAAATGAGATTGTATCTGTATGTATTTTTTACGATTAACTGTATGTGGAAAAGTAAAAATACACTCCTGAACTTTTCCGTTATTCCAACTTACTGGAAATATATTTGGACCATCAACATAATTAATTTTTATAACTCCTGATTGAATAACTCCATCTTCTGTCACATCTGCTGAATCAAGAAAAGGAATATACGCAACTGTTCCTGTGTAAGCTTTCCGTTCCTGATAATCATTCCCTTGAACCATGAACTGGTTACTTTTTAAAATTTTGTGTACATAATCGTTCGTATGTTCATCATCTAGTGTGATTGTTACTCTTTCATTTAGTAATAGATCTGCAATATCTTCTGAAAGCTTTTTTGCCATTCCCATACTTTTACGTTCACATCTTTTGTATGTTCCACGTCCTGTATAAATCTTATAAAAAGAAAAGTTACGGACATTGCCTTTATACCAGCTAATCCATTCTTGAATCTTCCGATAAAACGATGCATCAATCGTATCTATTCCTTTTCTTTTGAAATAATTAAATATATTCAATGTTCTGTTTCTCCTCTCCTGGATCTCTTGGAAGCCAGTGTTTTATTTTATCCCATGCTCCCATAACAACATAGCGGATTGCATCCATGCAGTGATCTGAAAGTTTTACTGGAACTTCTTTTCCTTTCTCAATTGATTTTTTATCATATTCATAAGTACCAAATTCTTCATCTGCATATTTCTGATCGGGTGAAATACTTAACACATCAAAGATCAATGATTTCTGCACCCTGCTTATTCCAAGTGCAACATCATTTTCCGCATCTCTCATCAACACCGAATATTGCAAATTCCTAGTTGCTCTTCTGATTTCTTCTGCTAAGCCTTTTGCAGATGGGTCCAAAAAAATATAGAATACTCTGTTTTCGTATTCTTCATGTAGTTCATCCAGAAACTCAACAAGATCTCTTGCATATTCAGATGGACTCTTTTGATAACCGCTATCTCTACCACTGTGATAGTATTCTGCAAGACCAGGAAACTTCCTACGGTATGTATCTAATCCAAACGCCTGAAATGTCGTTGCATTCTGCTGCCCATAGTCTCCACCGATATAAATACGATCATATTTCCTATCCTTATCCGGTCGCGATTGATGTCGATTACCATACATGTAATAAATAAGCTCATCTACACCAACAGATTCTCCTAACCATACCCATCGGTACATTTTAGGATCAGACTCTTCCATTTCTTTTGCACTGTCTATCAGATCTTGTCCTAGCCATTCTACTGGAACATCTCTGTAATCTGTGTGGATATGAATACAATCTTTTCTCTTCTCCATCTTTTTACACCATTTATTTATTGATGCATTTGGATTTTTAGGAGGATTATAAAGATAAATCATTTGAAATCCACCAGTGTTTCCACGAACAAAAGTAGCTTCGATATTACTAAGTTCATCTTCTCCTTCTCCATCGTCAAAGAACTCTGTTAACTCATCAAGAATAACTAACTTAATCGGCTGATCTTCGTCAATAATACCTTTTGTATCATCAATTCCGTCAGAACCAGCGAAGTAAATTGTCGTTCCATATTTCCTGTATGTTATTTCCATTGGAGATTTTGTGATCATAAACTTCTTTTTTGAAATCTGTAATCGATTAATACCTCGAAGCATTTCCTTGTATACTGTCTTACGCAATTTGTTATGATGCTTTCGAAGCACTACAACTGATCCATGTTTATCTGATACAATCTGATAATCTGCTTTAATTGCTGCATAACTTGATTTTGTACCTGCACGACCAGATGTAAGAATGATATGTTTAATTGTCTTGTTGTTGAATATCGGAAGATATTTCGGTATCACTATATCCGATATCTTTAGGTGCATCGTTGACAATTACAACACCATCCTCTCCATCATCATTATCATTATTTTTGATTTGTTCCGTCTTAGCTTTAATCTGTTCAATCTTAGCCTTCTGCTCTGCTGTTGCCATATCCATATGATCCGATAGCCATTGTAATGCTTTCATGCGATCACCCAATTTTATACTAGCTCCATCTCGTCCCTGTTTTACTTCTGCCAAAATTGTTCCATCAATTTCTGACGAATCTTTAAATCTTACAACATTTGTCACTTGTTTCAGCACTTCTTTTCGACCTGTCTTTGAATTTTCAACTTTTACAGGTCCATACATCGACATTACTGGTACTTCTTCTGTTCCAAAAGAAACGTAATCTGTAATGTCTGCAAAAGCAATATCCATATATTTCTGAAAAATATCTTCTTCTGATAAAAACTCTCTATTCAAACGATTTTGTTTAAGTTTATAGATTTCTGATTTTACTCTATCATTTTCCAACATTCGATATGCTCCTGATGCAGCTGTTTGATAACTGCATCTGTATGCTTTTTGATATGCTTTCACCGCATTAAAACAACGTACATAATAAATGCAAAAAAGTCGCTGTTTATCAGTCAATTCAGGATTCTTCATAACCTGATTCACTTCTTCAACATCGACTTTTGTTTTTTTATTCTTTTTATGTTTAGAGTACTCCGTATTTTTTTGGAGTACTCCATTCACTTTTTCATTCCATTTATCTTTACATTTCCATCCACTTATTGTCTTTTCTGAAACATTAAGTAATTTAGAAATTTCTCTATTTTGAATTCTTCCCTCATGCTTTTTATAAATTTCAAAAGCTTTATCCCTATTCGGATCTCTCGCTCTTGGCATTATCACCACCTCTCTTCTATAATTTTCTGCATAAAAAAACTTAGGATTAAGAATCTCCTAAGCTTTTTACTCAACATCTATTTTCAAATTTTATACGATTCAACAATATTCTTAATTTCTTTAACTGTTAAATTCTCATATCTTCCTTTTTTCCCTGTAGCTTCCCATGTATTAATCATTTTCTTATATTGATCTAATCTACTTGCATGTGAATCAAGTTCTGCTGCTCCATCTTTATAAATCTCTTTATAACGTTTCTGTTTTCTCATTAGAAAATCAGCAAACTTATAATATTCAAATTCATCATTCTGATCAAATCCATCATATACAATATCATTTTCATCAATTTGTGCTCTTTCTTCTTCCGGTAATTCATGATATGACACCATTAATGTTCGATATAAATTTAAAACATCAAAAACAAAGTTTGTAATTCTACGAGGAACTGCTTCTTCAATCACTACCATTAAGTCTTCATATAAATCCTCATACCCACCTGAAACGATCTCTTGAAACTGCTCATAGATTTCTTTTTCATGACCATCTTTTAATTCTTTTAATATCTCATATTGATTATAAAGAAACAATCTCTCTTTTTCACTTAATTTCATGAATATCACCTCTAAATCATTTTTATTTATTGTATCACAACTTATTGGTATATTCTACTGGTTATAGGCTAAAAAGAACATCTTATTTTTATAATTTTCTATGTTATATAATAACAAAAAAAAGTGTGCCATACTATGCCAAAGTGTGCCATCTTTTAATCAATGTTCATTTTTTTAAGTGCTTGTGAATGTGCTCTATGTACCTGCCTCCAGCTATAACCAATTTCTACACAAATATCTTCCCATTTCAAAAAACGTATGTATCGAAGATATAACACTCTACTCTGTATTCCATCATCTATGTCTGTTATCTTATCTTCAATCTCTAAACGTATTTCCTGCATTTCTCTTTTCTTGTCAGCGATTTTATACAAGATCTTCTCTAATCGAACCATATAGTCAGACAGATCTGTTTTCTTATGTGCTTTTGGCATACCAGAATATTCTATCGCTCCCGGTCCCATCTCTGCTCTAATCCGTTCTTCTTGTTCCTGGAGTGAATTATATTTTTTAACTGCATTCTTGTATCGATTCAGATATTCTTTCTTTTTCTCGTTCTTTTCTTTCTCTGTCATTTCTTACCCTCTCACATAGTTCAATCAACTGCTGCCTGATTCCATCCAAATAATCATTATATTTCACCCGATCGGCACAAATGCCCATGCAGATTATCTCTGCACAGGCTTCACATGGATTCATCATATTTTTCTCCCCGACTTTTGTTTCATTAGTTTTCTCTCATAAAACTTCTTTTTAGTCGTTGAGTAATATTTGTCTTTATCTTCTTTCTTTTTCTGTCTAATCGCCTGCATGCTTAACTTCCATGCGACAAATTGTGTACATTTTCTTCTACACTCAATCCTCTTTTCTCTTTCTTTCCCAGAATTGCACTTAAGGCATGGACAATCTCTATATGCCATTACGTATCACTCCTTTTATTCAAATCTTCCTGCACTTGATCCATATCGATGCCATGTTGTCCCTTTTTTTGACTTTTTTCTTTCTTCTTTGTCTAGCCTCTCTTTCAACTTCATCGATCACATCATATCGATATTTACTATCCCAGTATTCTATCAACTGTCGGCTGATTCCTGTTTCTCTTGCCATCGACTCACAGGTAATTCCGTCATAGATCATATTTTTTACGATACTTTTTTTGTATTCTTCACTGTATTTTTTACGATCTACTTTAGGTACTTCTTCATCTTTGTACTGTGCTACCCATCTTTTTAATGTTCCAACACCAATTTCTGCTTTATCTGCAAACTCTTTTCGTGACATTCCTGATGCTATAAGAGCTCTTACGATTCCTCTTTTAAAATCTTCTGTATACTGCATATTTTTGTTTCAGACAGCTTAGTTCTCTACCTGATACAACGCCTTTATCTCTGATCGCTGATCTGTTATCTTTTGCCCGATCATATAAGGCTCTGTGATTCTTCGTTTTTTGATTTGGAAAATTGTAAAAAACTAAATCTAATATTTGAGAAATTACATTTAAAAGAATCTGAAAAAATATGTTTGTGATCGTTTTACTTGTTAATAGTTACTAAAGAATCTTAATCAGGCAGAGAACTAAGCTGTCTGTTCTCCTTTCCGCCTGCTGCCTTTTCGGCAGTAGGCTAATAGATCTTTGTTTCTTATGCGTTTTAATAGTTACGTGGTATATAAAATCAGCATTGCTGATTGTGCACGTTATTTAGTAACATTTCTTATAGTTTTACTATTCAACGGTTTTTTTAATTCCTCTGCTGATTTATAAATATCTCTTACCATCTTTTCGATCGTATACAATTTCAGTCCATAAGATTGTAAGTCAATGACTGCCTTTGTTAATTCTTCCATGTCTTTCTCTCCTTTCACGCTTATATATCAGCTAATGCTAATATGCAATAATCTTCTTTTAGTCCTGCGAATCCTTCCATAATATAGGTGATCTCCTTTTCAATCACTCTTCCTGTCGGTTCTCCATTGTCCATTTCTCTATATTCGATTACATCGCCTAATTGATACTCTCGATCATTCTTCTGTAGATCAAACGGCTTTCTGCCTGTTTGCATGTCATTAAAGAACATCTTAGCCAATTTGAGTTTATGCCTGTGATCATCCATAACTGTTTCCGGTATTTCTACCTTGTTTGTCTGCTCAATTTCAACTTTCAAATCTTCTGGAAGATATTCTGGAAAATCTTTTTCAATGCTTGTTTGGCCAACAACTTGTTCTTCTTGTTGCGATGTCGCAACTGGCTTAGATTCTACTTTTGTCGGCTTTTTCGACTCTGGCTTTTTCTCTACTTTTTTTGGTTTAACTTCTTCCTCTATCTCTCCGTATGTAGCTTTCCATGGATCCGCAGCCCCTAAATCAAATGCCTGATCATATTCATTTAAGATCTCGCTCCAAGTTAGCTCCTGCACTCCGGATACTCCCATCGTTCGAACTGTAATCTTTTCATCTTCGAACTTGATCACCAAGACTCCTTTTTTCATTAACCGATATCCTTCAGGAATGACTGCTGCCTTGATATCGTCAATGCACTTTGCGTTAGCAATCTCAATCAGCTCTTTTCTTCTGTCTGGCGATGCATACTCTTTTCTTAGGACCTCTTGAAACTTTGTTAGAACTTCATTGTCTTCTGCTGCCTTTTCCATTCGCTTAATCTCTCGAATGTCTTTTATACTTGTCTGATTTGTGATCAATACATAATCTTCTGGATCCATCGTTAGCATTTCAGATAGTCGGCTTTTCCCTAAACCAATGAACTCTTCTCTTAATTCCAGACTATTCCCACCAATGCTGTATTTATCGTTGATCGCCATGAATCGGCTTGTTGGAGATTTTGTTAATCCAAGTTCTTTTTCTGCAAATTCAAAGATCGTATTATATCCATCCTGCCTGTATGCTTCTGTATCTCTGATCTGTTTTAGTCTGTAGCCGATCGCTACAAAACTTTCTGCCAGATGATTGAGTCGTCTCTTGATGTCTTCTTTGATGCTTATATACTCATTTAATGTGATCTGATGATATTCTTCCATTATGCTGCCCTCTTTCTTGCTCTTCTCTCAATTACTCTCTTGAACCCTTTTACAAATTTGTGTATTTCCTCTGGCACTGGATTATTGTGTCTGTTGTTATATGCTCCGCGGTATTGCACAATCTCCATGTCTTTTACTTCCATTGTGTAATATGATTGATCCTCTTCTCCTTTCTTTCGGATAAACAGGATGTCTGTTTCACCTTTCATAACACTTTTTACATATGATCCTACACAATGATGTAAATTCTTTCCTTCATCTACGATCGCCTTCAGATTTTCAGGAACTATGATCTTATATTTTTTCGTTTCATAGTTGTACAATTCCTTCATTCCAGGAATACGTTTCTTGTACTGCTGCTCTTTTTCGTTATCATGCTTTACTTTGAGCATTTCTGCTAAATCATCGTGTTTGTCTTCAAGTTCCCTTGGAAATAACACCGCCTTATCTTTCATGTTATAACCTAATTCGTCAGCCATTCTTAGATAATCCCACCATGTCCCTGCATCATGTCCTTTTTGGGTATAATGGGCTATTTTAGTAATCGTTGTGTATAGTTTGAGTCCTTCGATATAATTTCCTGCATTGGACAGAGCAATAATCTCATCATTTGACAATTTCCCATATGGATCATTTCGCATTACTCTGATTTCATTTATTCCAAAATCATAGTCTCTTGCTTTTCTCATGTTAGGCTTTGTAAGTCCTAAAACCTCATGTAATTTCGTTCCTTTGTATAAATATCCTTCATACCACCATGCCTGCCGTGTTAATTTTCTCATGTTTGCCTTGATCAAAAGTTCCATTTCTGGATTCTTCCTGTAATTTTCAACGATCATTTGATATCTCTCTCGTTTCCCCTTCCAAGATGCTACAATATCAATCCCACTATATTCTAAACACGTTCCTTTAATTACCTGTTTGATATTTCTTGTATAGATCCTTGCTTCTCCATGTTGTACTCCGTAATTTGCATCACGCCATTCGTGTCCTGTGTAAGTAACATTGTTATATAACTCATATTCTTCTTCGATAAACCATATGTAATAATCTATAGTCTTTGTTTTTTCTTGATTTTCTGCATATGATCCTTTTATTACTATACTTTCGATCGCTGCAATTCCAAACTTTGTTTTTTGGAATCTTACAACTCGCATTCTTTCTTCAATCTTGGGCTGTCTGCCTGCTGCCTTGAATACGATCTTCTTTTTACAATTCGGACAAGTGCCTTTCATGTTATGTGTTATTTTTATCTTTTTTCGGTCAAATTTTGCAGTTTTTCCACAATATCCACAGTACCCTGTTGAATATTTATAAAACAAATATGACTCCATTTGATTCGATGCCCACAAACTCATTTGATCCGTATATGGTCTGATTTCTGCAAGATGTTCTTTTATTTTCTCGTTTCTTTTTTGCTCACGTCTTTCTGCTTTCTTTCCACAAATTCGATCTTGATAGTGTTCAATCTGCTGCCCTGGATCTCTTATACATTCCCATTCTGGTTTTGTTTTCTCATAAAATTCTGCCAGTTCTTTGCGTTCTTTTGTGCTTAATTCAAAACTTGCTCTGAATACATTATTAGATGCCCAGTTATTTAACCTCTTTTTATTCCATCCAGTTCCTTCAATGTAATTTGCAAATTCGTTTTCTCTCAAGCAAATCCGCACATTGATATTATTTGTTTTTCTGTCAATTAGCTTTCCGTCGATCATGAAACAATCGTCTAGCTTATGAATTTTCTCTTTTCCAAACGGAATCATTTCTATTGCTTTCTTTTTCATGCTCTGACACCTTCTTTGTAGTATTTCTCCACGATTTCAAACACATCTTTGTCCCTCATAACTACGCAATTGCTTCCAGACTTCTTCCGCTTTCTTGCCTCATTCTCTACTGCCTTATAAGCTTCTGTTAACTTCTTTCCCTTCTTTCTGATGGCGATCGCTATTTTTTCATCTTTCTCTGCTTCGGCTTTCAGAAAATTAGCAATAGATTCCAAATACCCATTCTGTCCTTTTGCTTCTTTGACTTCCATGTCTAGCTTTCCGACTGCTGCCATTAGAGTATCTGTGATAAAATCAATCTCTCCATTCCAGAACATCTCTGCTAATTCAGCATCTATGCCGTTTTCAGCACATAACTTGTCCAGATTTTCTCTTTCTCCTTCTTCCTTTAGGCTTCTAGCCACATCGTTGATTTCTGCTGCTGTCTCCATCTCTCCATATATGTCAAACATGATCACACCTCCTAATACAATTTACCGCCCATGATCGCACGTACTGCATCCTCTGGCTCGTATTTGCCACCATAGTTTTTTGCACTTTCCAGACGTTTATATAATTTCTTCTCGCTTCTTCGATTCATCGGACAGCACAAGTGCACGATTTCTTCCGCAGTCTTTCTTTCTGTGCCTAATTCATCAAATAATGCTTTCTGGACACCTCTTTTCAGAAATACATCGGTTTCTCTGCACATATGCGGACCTCTCCGCCCTTTATGTAGACCTGTTGGAAGTTCAATAATGTTATAATAAAAATCACATCCGCCCTGGCTTCTGAATACAATGTGATGCTTCTCCATAATCCCAACTTTTTCATCATCTTTGATTTCACCCAAAAACGCTTCTAACTCATATATTTCCATAGCTTTAATTTATCCTCCAGTTCATCTTTACATTCATAACGCTCTAACAGATCACTATCAGCTGTTACATGATTTGTCTTCTTGAATATATAAACTTCTTTCCACAGATCCGCGTTAGCGATCTCTTTCCCGGCTTTTGTTTTCCAGTCATGTTCGGCATATACCCTTGCTGCTTTTAACATACGCTCAAAGTAGTCGCAATCCGCATGAATTCTTATTTCATAAGGTTGATTGAGTTTTATTCTTCTTAGTGCTGTTACTGCTGCCTTAATCGTGATTCTGTTGATTGTTGTCTCCATATCCCCACCATTTACATCTAACGTATATGGTTTTCCATCTGCTCTTATAAACTCCAGTACAGCTCTAAACACTGCTGGTCCTCTTCCTCTGCTGTGTGACACTGTGTATATGTAAATGTCTATCTGTTTCATTCTTTCCTCCACTGATTCAATATTTTCACTTGAATATATTTTAAAAACTGATACCCATCGGCCGTGAATCCTGAAAATATGCTTTGCTGGTCAATGTAATATCCTTTCTTGGGTCTTGGATCTCTTTTAAAAAATTTTCGTTCGAGGATTATTCTTTTCTTTGCTACTGGAATCTTCAGATTCTTTGATGGAGAATATCTTCTCGGTAGTTTTTCTCCTTTTTCTGTTACTTCTTTGATCAGATAAGATGCCAGCTTCCCATATTGGCCAGTATCATCTAACAAGCTCACATAGACACTCCCATGTGGCCAACATTCCCTCAATGTTTTACTGTCTATTGAATTGATTACTAAATGATGATGTCTGGCGCCTCTTTTTCCAATCTCGAACACATGGACAAATTTTAATTCTTTCTCCTGCTTTTTAAACTCTGCTCGAAGCTTTCTTAGGAATTTCGCTTTATCCTCTTTCATTCGATCATAATCAGGCTTTGTACCTGCATAAGATAAACGAATGTGCATATCCCCACCTGTGAAATTTTCATTCAGCAACCACCTTAATTTATCTATCGCTTTTCTGACATTAATCTTTTTCTGTGATTCTGTTGTCTTTTTCTGTTTCTTCTGTCTCTTACATCCCTTTGGATGTATTCTATGACTGTAATATCTTTGGATCTCTATTGTTCTCCCTGCTATTACTATCTTTTCTATGTATGGCATGTCATTCTCCTTTTGTCTCAGATTTAATACCTTTAGCAAGTCTAAACAGCGGTATTTCAACCGCTATTTTTCTTGCCTTTGTACGGAGAACTTGATATAATATTAATGAAGTAATTTTCTCTGATAGAGAGATAAAAATCAGAACTCACTTTAGTTTGTGAGTTCTTTTTTTATGCTCTTTTACTATCTTTTCAAGTTCCTGTAAATCTTCGCAAATATCTTCATATCTGCCTAATTTATTTACTACATCCCCAACCAGACAGTTATTATCCTGTCTGATCAGAGATGCTCTGTATGTATTGCTGCTATGATTCTTCATTGTTAGTCTCATTGACTTCTTCCTTTCCAAAGTCTATTTCTAACGCTTTTATCATCTTTTCTGCTATTGCTACTACCTTTTTTGTATTGTCATCCGATTCTTCTTCCAGGGCGTCTGCTACATATCTTAGTGCCGCGATCATATGCGGAACCATATGATTTGTCATTGGAGTCACGCTGTCTATAACTCTTTTTAGTATCATGTGACTGCCTTCTATCAGTTTCTTTTCTCCTGTTTCATTATGCCCAAGTGCCAGACACAATCCTGCTTCTATTATTTTCGTATCACAGTTAATTAAAAATTCTTCTGACATTCCTGACTTTTTATGATATACTGTTTCTTGTGTTAGACTATTTATGTCTGTGCCTTTGGAAGTTGCCGCTTCCTGGGCACTTTTTGTTTTTATAAAATCCCTAAGTGCTTTTATTTCATCAAATCTCCCTTGTTCATACGCTGCATTTCCTGATCTATTGCCAGTATATGAATGTTCAACGATTATTCCTTGAAACTCAATTCGTTCATCAAGCTCTTTCAGAATTTCTTTCTCATTTATCAAACCTCTTCACTCCTTCCTCAAACGCTACCGCCGTGATTAAACACACTGCTGCTAATTCTTTAAAGATTCCACATGCGATCAGCACTGCTGCTGTGCAGATCATGGCTTTTGTCTCTGTGTGCATATTTATGCTCCTTTCTCTGGTCTCCATAAGATCCCTGTGACTTCCCAGAACAGCTTTGGACTGATGTAATAGTTCGTCCTGCTCTTTCCAGTTTTTCTAAATGCGTATCCGATTGGAAGCCATCCAGCTTCAATGCCTGCCCTTATGAAGCAAGCATCTTTCCCCATCTTCTCTGCCGCATATGCTATTGGTACATTCCCTTCTGGAAACTGATCTGGTGCATTTGCATATGCTGCCAAGATTCTTAGATCTTGTCTTCTACTCATGTCTTTCACCTACCTTTCTTCAGATGGCTTAATTCCCTGCCCGACGATTGAGTGCTATTTTTAATAATTAACCAATTTTATGGAGGAGTTTTGGGGTCGTATGCATCGGACAGAGGATTAAGCCATCTGTATTATTCTGTTGTCTTTCTTTCATATATCTCCTATACTTAATTCACAGGGCACTGGCATGTCTGAGTCTTAAGAGAGGAGTATTCTTAATGGAAAATTTGTTATTTAAACTTACCGAATATCAATATGAAATTCTAATGGCAATATTAGAACGCCCTGGACAAAATCCTGGTGATTTCTTTTTTGATTTTCCGTCTATTGATGGATATGTAGAAATGTTTTTGAAAGCAAAACTTGTATCCATAAACGAATCTGATGAGCTTTCTATCACTGAACTAGGACGTGCTCATTTGGCTGAATTTGAACTTCAACAAAAAATAGAAAAAGAACGAGAAGCACAGCATCAACAGCAAATAGATGCCATTACATCTATTGCAGAAACTGCCAAACAAAATGCAATATCTGCTGAATCAGATTCAAAACTTTCTAAAATTATTTCTATTCTTTCTTTGATTGTTGCAATAGCATCTGTCATAGTAGACATTGTTTAAAAATAATGATACTAAGACCCAATACGATCACAGCCATTCCCTGCAATATAACAACCCTTTGCAGGGATGCTATTCTTTGTGACTGATATTCCTGCTTTTCTTTTTGTTTAGCAAGTATAGAGTAAATCGCCCATCTTATTTCTTTTCCAGTTGTTCCATTCAAAATAGTTTTAAACTCATCTTCTTTGTTTTCATCATTTTTCTCATTAATGAAATCATCTACAAATCTTTGAATGTCTTTTTCCGATTCATCATCGTTATATGTTTTTTCTATACGTCCTCACCTCCTGGTTATTTAGTAATCCATTTTAATTGGATTTCTTAGGTAAAAAAATATAGTCAATTGGAATACCATATAATTTACTAAGTTCTCTTCCTTGCGACATTTTCGGTTCAGAAGTCCCTTTTTCCCAGCTAACGATAGTTTGTTTTCCAACATGCATATGTTTTGCGACCTCTTCTTGTGTCATTTCTGCATTAACTCGTGCTGAAGCTAAAGAAATTTGAAATGGTACTGCTTTACCTTCATTCATCTTTGTCACGTCATCACCGCCTTTCTTTAATTTCTGTATTCATTATAAATCCATTTTAAATGGATGTCAATACTAAAATCAATTTATTTTTGACTTTTAGTTGCAAAAAATCAATTTTTATTGTACTATATTAATAACGAAGTGAGGTGATTTAATGTCAGATGAAAAGCAAAAGAAAATATTCTCTAAAAATCTATCTTTCTATTTAGAGAAATCAGGAAAAAGCCAAAAAGAGGTGGCTAAAGCTATTGGAGTTATTCCACAAACATTTAATACTTGGTGTACGGGACAATCCATTCCTAGAATGGGAAGCGTACAAGCTCTCGCTGATTATTTTGGAATTGGAAAATCTGATTTAATAGAAGAAAAATCCGATCAAGCCATTGAGCTAACTAAGAAAGATGAAAAAGATATCGCGAAACGATTAGAACAAACTCTTGATCAACTAGAATCCGATCAAGATGGACTGATGTTCTCCGGAGAACCTTTAGATGATGAAACAAGAGAATTATTAAAAGCGAGTCTCCAAAACAGTATAACCATCGCAAAAATAAATGCTAAGCAAAAATTCACACCAAAGAAATACAGAAAATAAAGGAAGTGATTCATTGGATATTCGTAAAAAAACAAACTCACTAAAGAAAAGATATGGTACGAATAATCCTTTTGACATTGCTAAGTATTTAGGAATAAAGGTTATATTTGAACCATTGGGAAGTATCAAAGGATACTACAATAAACAGCTTCGTATGAAGCAGATACATATTAACTGTGATCTATTGGATCATGATCAATTATTTACTTGTGCACATGAATTAGGTCATGCGATCATGCATCATGATGCCAATACTCCATTTTTACGAAATCGAACAGGAATCCTAGTAAGCAAAATGGAGATTGAAGCTGATAAATTTGCTACAGAGCTATTGATTGATGATGAAATTTTTCTTGAATTTCAGGAATACACTTCTGGACAAATTGCAATGATGCTTGGATATAGTGAAGATCTGATTAAACTAAGATTAAAATAAAGGAGAAATGTATGGGGCTATTCGATAAGAAAAAATGTGATATTTGCGGTAAAGAAAAAGGACCTTTATTTACGTTTAAACTAGAAGGTGGCATTGTCTGTGATGAATGTCATGATAAATTAAGTAAGAAAAAATTCTTAAAAGGGTATTCATTAGATGATGCAAAAAAAGAACTTGAAAATATAAGTGAGGAAAAAGAAAAATTAAAAGCAGTCGTCGCAGAAAAGAAAGAAAAATTATCTAACGAACCAATTACCAGATATTGTACAAAATGTGGTCAAAAATTTTCCGGAAACTTCTGCCCTAATTGTGGAACTCCTGTAAATAATACTGCAACAAATAATGTTACTCCTGCAAGCATTCCATCCATTGCGTGCCCCAAATGTGGTAGCGATAATATATCTATTCAATTCGAAGAAGTTGGAAGTAAAACAAAGAAAAAGAAAAATAGTATTGTTCGAAGCGCTGCACGTGGCGGTGCGATCGTAGCTACTGGTGGACTTTGGGCATTAACTCCGAAGCATGATGGGAAAGAAAAAACTAAAAACAAACTTAAAAAATTCGCAGTATGTCAAAATTGTGGGAACTCATGGAAAGTAAAATAAATAATAAGTTGCGACATCGCAACACGAACTTTGAAAATATAATACACTTTTTAAGAAAGGAGGTATCTCTTGGATACAAATGATTTAATACAGCGCGCTATAGATAGCGTTTCTAGCCGTTTACATAGTTATCAGGCATCAGAAGATACAAAACAAAATAAAAAAGCTTCTCTTCTCTCTTATTGGCTCTATGATTATATGCGAATGTTGAAAAAAGAAAAAACTTTTGATCCTAGAAAATTAAAACGTTATAAGCGTGGTGAAATCGTAAAAGTACATCTTGGATATAATATTGGTAGTGAACAAGGCGGATTACATTACGCAATCGTTCTCGATAAAAACAATTCTCCAAGTGATCAAACAATTACTATAGTTCCACTATCGTCTGTTAAAAATAATAAGCCTCTCCATCGTTCGAAGGTTCTTTTAGGTGACACAATATTTTTTCAATTAAACGAAAAACTTGCAAAACAAGAAACTGTAGTAAACCAAAGATTAAAAGAAATTTTAGCAGAGATTGACTCACTTAAAGAATATGCGAACTCCAGCACTGATGATGAATTACTTGAAAATAAAGTGCAGATAGCAGAACGTCTAAGAAAACTTTACGAATCTGTAGAATACCAAAAGAAATTACGTGAAACCAATATAAAAATTAAAAAAGAAATTTTAAAAATGAAGAAAGGAAGCATTGCCCTGGTCGGGCAAATAACAACTGTTAGTAAAATCAGAATATACAATCCTCTTCATCCAATTGATGTTTTAAGTAACATTAAAGTTTCTCCAGCACTCTTAGATTTAATTGATGATAAAATCAGAGAAATGTACATTGGAAAATGAATAATTCTTGACACGAGAAATATAATATAGTATGATTAGTACTGATAAATAACTTTGCTCCTTGCGAGCATGTTAAAAGACTTTGCCCCTTAGCGGGCTTAACACAAAATTATTATAGAAGGCCTCGTGGAAACACGAGGTCTTTTATGTTATTTAAAAAAAGCAATTTGTATTATTTGCAAGTTCTAAACATTTACAAAACAAAAAAACCGCCCAGCTACCAACTGGACGGAATCTCAGAAACCTATCAACCACGGATGGCTGACATAATCTCTGCCTGAACAACAGAATTATATCATACATCCTACAAATTTACAAATTGATAAGGGTGTATTTTTTGTACCCTTTTTTAGAAAGGAATGATGATATATGGCACTGATCAAATGCCCAGAATGCGATCTGCAGGTAAGCGATCACGCAATTGCTTGCCCTCACTGCGGATATCCTATTAATACTAAAGTGGCCAAACAACAACAATCAAAATCTCGTAGAAAAAAACGTCTTCCTAACGGTTTCGGCCAGATCACTAAAATAAAAAACAGCAATCTCCGAAACCCATACAGAGCTATGGTTACTGTAGGAAAAGACTTCTATGGCAAGCCGATCTGTAAACCTCTAAAACCAAATGCATACTTCAAAACTTACAATGATGCTTATGCTGCATTGGTTGAATACAATAAAAATCCTTATGATTTAGATGATGATCTGACAGTAGAACAACTTTATGAAAAATGGACCGATGAATACTTCAAGACTTTAACCAATCCATCCAGCATACGAACTATCAAGTCTGCTTGGAACTACTGCTCTGCTATTTACAACATGCGTGCTAAAGATTTAAGACCCCGGCACATTAAAGGCTGCATGGAAGATGGTACATATGTTGTTGATGGTGTAGAGAAAAAAGCATCTTCAAGTACAAAAACAAAAATAAAATCTCTATTTAATCTTATGCTTGACTATGCAAACGAAAATGATCTTGTAGAAAAGAACTATGCTCGAACATTTAAGTTATCTGATGATATTATTAAAGATGTCGAGGAAGAAAAGAAAGATCATATTGACTTCACAGATGAAGAAATGCAAAAATTGTGGAATAACTTATATGATGTAGACTATGTAGATGTGCTACTAATCCAGTGTTATAGCGGATGGCGCCCACAGGAATTAGGCTTGTTAAAGATGGAGAATGTTGATTTAGAAAATTGGTTTATTACTGGCGGTATGAAAACTGATGCTGGAAAAGATCGTGTGGTTCCAGTCCATCCAAAGATTCGCAGCTTAATAAAACATCGTTACCAGGAAGCTTTATCTCTTGGAAGCGAATACTTGATTAATTGTACTGATACTAAAACCCATCGAAGTAGCTTAAAACTCACATATGATAAATATCGACATAGAGTTGAAAAGATTGTTAACAAGCTGGAATTAAATCCAGAACATCGTGCTCACGATGGACGTATCCAATTTGCTACAATGGCAAAAGATGCAAAAGTAAATGAATATGCTCTAAAACGTATCATAGGACATAAAATCGACGACCTCACAGAAAAGACCTATACAAAGAGAAAAAAAGAATGGCTTATGGAAGAGATTCTAAAGATAAAATAG